TGAAACTGTAAATTGACCAAGTGAATTGTTAATGTTTAACGGTGAAAAATCTGTGAGTGTTACTTTACCTGTTGAATAATCAATAGTTCCAGCACTTGAATTCAGAATAGTTTTTGTATTGTTCAAGTAGTAATATGTTCTAAGTGTACCGAGTGAGCCTTCTAGCACAGCATCAGCATAGCCTAATGCACCTGAAGTATCACCTTCTGCTGGTGTAATCTGCACAATCGCTTGTGTGTAATTATAACCAGGGTTTGTAATAACAATACTTACAATTCTACCAGAAGCCAAGACAGCATATGCTGTTGCATCTAAACCATCACCAATAATCTTTACGACTGGTGCTTTTGTATAGCCGAAGCCTTGGTTCGTAATGTTAATTGTACCAATACCACCCACGGTTGTTGGAACTTCTTCGAAATAAACACCTGTTCGAACTGAATTTACAGAAGTCACATCTGTGACACTAAAATCTGGAGAACTAGAAAGACCTGCATTGAAATAGTTACGTTTTAATTTGACACCAAAATCTAAGAAGTAAGTAGCTTTTGCGTTTAGTTTAGGATAAATTTTCTTTTGTAGTCTTATAGTTGATTCATTAGTAATGATTGATGGGTCTGCTGTTTGTATTTGTGTAATCAATGCAGGTGATTTAAATGTTGAATTGAATGTATTAAGATTTGTGCTTGCGAAAGAATTAATTGAGTTAATAACTAACTGTTTAATTTGGCCACCAGTATATGTCGTTTTCTTTGGATCATATAGTACGTTTGTGGTAATATTTACGAATGTGAAATCTGGATCAACGATTGTAGGTACAACTGTAAGAACTGAGATTGGTTTGATAACTTCGGTGACCAATTTTTCTTTTTGTGAAGGTGTAAGCGTGAGTCCACCAGATGGTTTAACTGCACAGAAGATTTGACCGTAAACTGGTGGTGTATTTTCTTCTCCGCCCCATACGGAAACGGATTCAATAGGTAAATTAGTAGAGTTGTTTTGAATTAGATAAATGTAATCTTCTTTTGTCACAGCACGACCTTGAGCCGCATATGCTTTTGGTGCTGTGTATTTAATCGATGTAATAGATTCTTTGTCTGCACCAGCAAAAGCAGATGTGATTGGAGAAATAACTGTGTTAGAATAACCACCCACGGAAGACATGATAGAGAAAGAATTTGCACCGAATGCTGAAGTGCCACTTGTTGAAACATAAGAAATATTTACCACGTTTCCATCGATTAATGTGGCACCAAGAATGCCATCACCAAAATAAATTTCATAATTTCCATTCATACCTTCTTGTAAGAAGTATACTTTGGATGTAGGTGTTAATGCAACATAATCTGTTGCACGTGTGTATGTGTTGTATACCAAACTTGTTGAAGAATCTTGTACAGAAACAACAAGTGTTGATGTGTCAATGTTTGCGTCAGAAATCGTGAATAGAAGTTTTGGATTTGATGTTGTATTGACTGTGTAACTAGCAGTAGCGGCTTGACCTTCTATGATTTCAACGTCATTGAACACAGCAGTATTGGCTGAAACATTTACAGTTGTAGCGTCTTTTGTAATAAAAGTGTAGTTTATACCGTCAATAGCTTCTGAAATGAATGGTGTGAATTTAGGTAATGTTAGTGTGGAAGTACCGACTTGATTAACTTGTAGTTTAATTGATGCTTTAGATGCTACTGCTGATCTTGGTGTATAATTCAATAACTTTGCATGAGAAACGACTGAGTTTCTCTGTACAGAAGAATCCAAGAACATTTCATTTGCAACCATGTTGAGATAGTATGCATTGTATTGTGTATTGTATGCGAGTAAATCAACAAGAACAGAAAGTGCAGAAGCATCAAAGTTGTAATCTTTTAATGTGTCTTGTTGACCAAGAAATGTCTTTAGACTTGACTTGATTGATCCAAAGTCAAGGTTCGTGATTTGTAAGCCTGAATTAGCTGTTGCCATTATCGTGTTCTCTCAAGTATTAAATTGATTGCTGTTGGTTCCACATTATTACCAATATAAAATTGTACCGTTACACTATAAGCATTGTCATCTGGTTTTTCATAAATTGTAACCTGAACTAGACTAACTCTAGGTTCAAAATTGTCAATAACAGTTTCTATTTCCGATTTAAGAGACTGTGCTGTGAGTGCATCGATTGGCTCAAATAAAAGACTCTCAATTCTGGAGCCAATGTTTGATTGGAAAGGTCTTTCAAAGTTCTTCGTCAACAATAGATAACGAACGGAACGAATGACTGCCATCTCATCATAACTCAAGGCGATATCATTTCTACCAGGTGTTCTAGTAAAAGTGAAGTCTAAATCAGAGTAAAGTTTTTTAATTGTCTGTGCCATTTTGGTATTTATTGCAGGAGTAAAACGACTTTTTCAAAATCGAGGACCAGTCGAAAAAAATTCTAGGGCCGGAACGAAAATTTCGAATTTCCTCATTGGTTTGCTAAATTGGTTTTTAGTCTATCTGTACCTATCAAATTGTTCACAAGATACGTTTGTGTGTTTCCCATATTATCGAATTTACTGACTTTATTGTAATCATCAAGTATCTGAATTGATTGCACGTAAAATGCCCAATCCGATGTTCTTCTCAGAGCAATGTAATTATTCATAGTTTGCACATCGGAAATAATGAGATTCATTGCCGAATTGCTGATATTGCTGATACCACCAGATACAGAATTATTCAATGTTACCATATTAGAAGCCATTGTCGTTGTGTAGCTAATAATGTCATTTGCAATAAACAAACTTGTCATATTACCGAGCAAAGGTACAGTATTTGACACACCATCGGTTGTGCTTAATATACGTAAAAGTTGATTTCCAATGGAAGTTGCATGGTCCAAAGATGGAATAATATCAGTATTTGATGTCATTGTATATACACCAGAAACGTTGTCTGTATGTAATTTAAATTCATTAACTTCAACTATCAAATTATTCAGATTTGCTATAAGATTGTTTGCACCAACAGATGCATATAGAAACAGATTTGCAGTATCCGTGAAAGGTGTAAAAGCAAGCATTGTGTTTGCATTTGAACTCAAATTATTACAAGGCACCGCTGTCGGATTTACATAATAATTTGTCATGTCGATATTGCCATTGGCCATATCGTTTTTCTGCCACTCTGGTATAACCAGTGGTGATGCATTTAAATATGCCTCAGCCTGAGGACTCAGATAAAGTGCATCTCCGAACTTGGAGGTATCAAAATTAAAATTTAGGGTTGAATATACACTGCTCATAATATTACATTAAAGTGAAAGGAATACCAGTTGGACCTTTGGTCGTTGGATGTTTGTGGAAATCATACACCAGACGCATACCCATCATAGAGTTACCAATATCTGATACCATAGGTGCAAAAACGGAAACTGCTGAGGTGATTGGTCCTGTTGTGTCAACACCAAGAAGTGAACCAAGTTTCATACCGGCAGATACGTTTTGAACTGCTGAGATAGACTGTCGTGAATTGAGTGAACCACTTACGTTTACATCACTATGTATGTTGACTGCTTCCGTGGCTGTGAGATTGATTGTGCCTGTCGAGCCCATAGCAAGGAGATCAATATCTCCGTCCGTAGAAATTTCAAGATTGTCTTTTGACTGTATCGAGGTTTTCTTGGATACTCTCTGATAGGAATTTCCGTCAATTTTTGCATATGCATCACCTTTGACATGCATAACTGAGTCACCTTCGACTGTGATGTTGCAAACACCAGAGATTAAAACATTGTTATTTGCTACAATGATTTCGTATTTGTCACCGAGAACTTTAACGATTTGTTGACCATTTGCCTGTATTTCGGTAAATGTACCAGTTCTATGTTGCAGACGAATTCTCTCGGCACCAGGAGTGTCATCCATCTCCATAAAATGACCAGATTCAGTCTGTTTTACATTATTAAGTGACGGCATTGCATTCCAGTCTGATGCTGGTTCCGTCCACGAATAGTCTTTGGGTTTAGTTGCCATAATTATGCTTTACCATATGATTTAGGATTCAATAATGCCGCTGTTGTTGTTGCATTTGCGGCTGTTGCAGAAGCTGATGAAGATAGTTTTGCTACATCACCGATTAGTCCTTGTACTTGTCCGAGTAAACCACCTGAAGCAGATATATTTAATGCACCTGTCAAAGCGGCTTGAAGTTCTAATAAACATTGTTGTAACATAGCGGCGATTTGTGCGGGGAGACTCACTATGTATGCAATCATTGCTTGTATATATTTTATGAAAGACTGAATTTCTAATATTGTAGTATTCACAAAATCAACTGCCTTTTGTATCATTTTAACATAACCACGGAGTGTTTTTATGGCTAATGTAATCTGTGATACAATCGGTGAACCTGCAACACCAGCAGTTAACGCTTCGATTCCATCACGTAAAGCAGTAAATACACCATATGCCTCAAGTTTTTGTATAGCAATTTCATATCTTATGATGTTTGCTATATCACACACGTGCGCTCGATTATTGTTTGAACGTTCAACACCTGTACCTTTAATTGTAAATGTTAAAGCTGGTGTCGTAGGTTCACCTTTTCTAACTATTGCCATTGATGGAGTCTGAGTTGAAACAATTGGTGTTGCCGTATCATTTGCTGTAAGTGTTGAGTTTGTTAATTTTGCATTTGCAGAAAATCCAACACCTTCTGGTGCATCAACTGATTGTGGAATAGCAGGAAATACACCAAGCATTGCTGGCGCTTGTGATGAATCACCATCTAAGAAGAAACCAAAAACATAATCACCTTCTAGTGGTGCAGAAAATGATCTTGAGTCATTTAGTGGATAAAGTGGTGTAGCCCAAGGGAGAGAACTTGTCGGAATTAACTGTAAGTTTTCCGTATGAGAACCAAAAATTCTAACTTTACATCGGCCTAAATTTAATGGATCGATACGGTCTTCAACAACACCAATCCACCAAATAAAATTATCATGCCCTAATTTATTTTGAAAATCACTCATCTTTGCCCCTTGACTGTATCGGCTAACTTTTTAGTGTCTTTAAAATCTGCTAATGAATTACCATATCCATCTCTAACAACTTCAAGTACAGTTTCATAACTCATCTTTGAACTTATAATGTGTCTAACGGCAGTAATAAGATATTTACCAGAATATTGCTCATCTATTTTACCCTCATTTAAACCAGACCCGTCTGCATTGCTTGCGCTTGATGGTAAATATACGTTTATAGTTGTACCAACGGTTAAATTTGGATCACCAGCAATTGTTAACTTAAGCCTTACATAATGTGAAAGTGCAAGTTGTGCTGTTCTGTATGGAACGTATTTTTCTGCTCTAATATCATTTGCAACAGTATATGGATTATCTGCTATACCTTCTGCCTTTTTTTGGTCTTTGTTTGATATCATAACTTTGAGTACAGCATCATAATTTTGATTTGCAGTTTTACCGAGACGGTTTTGTGTAT